ACAAGTTAAAGAAATATCTGACAATATGATCTCTAAGCATAGCATAGATTAACAATTAACAATTAACAATTAAATTAAATTAAATTATGGCAAAACGAAAGACGGCAAAGGTCAAAGACCTTAAGCCAAGTAAAATCAATGATGAGCAGTTAGCAAAGCTACAAGGTGTTGTATCTGCAATAAATGAAAGTCACGCTAACTTAGGTAGGCTAGAAGTTCAAAAGCACCAAATACTTCATCAAGCAGAGCAAATGCAAGCTGCTATAAAAGAACTTCAACAGTCTCTTGAAGATGAATACGGTACTTGTAATATTTCTATTCAAGATGGTACTATAAAATACGAAGAAGATGAGCAAGCTAATTCGTAAAATCACAATAGGTAAAGATTATAAAATAGATGCTATGCATTACTCCGTAGGCCAAGAGGTCTATGGAGGGCATACTATCTGTGATATAATCGAAGAAGATGATAAGTTTTCTATCTATATCAGAAAAGGCAACGACGTGTTACCTTGGAAAGATTTTAACAAAAACATGGCTGTTTCAATTGAATACAATCTTCAATATTAATGAAAAGTGTCTATGACTTTGTTATAACGCCTGTTGGGCAAAGATACAACAACGTTAAGAAAGTTGGCGATAAAGACTTAATAGTTAACAGTGAGATATTTAACCATCAACACGTTAATAGGTTAGCTAAAGTTTTAGCTGTACCAACAGTTGGGCAAACAGACATTAAAGTTGGAGATGAAGTTATAGTTCATCACAACGTTTTTAGAAGATGGCACGATGTTAAGGGTAGAGAAAAAAATAGCAGAAGCTTTATAGATGAGCATACATACGTTGTTTCTATAGATCAAATATTTTTAATTAAAAGAAATAACAAATATACAGCTCCAAAAGGCTATTGCTTTGTAAAGCCTATTAAAGCTATTGACAAGTATAATACTGACTCTGAAAGACCTTTAGTAGGTATAGTTAAGTATACAGACGGAACAGTAGACTTAGGTGATCTTGTAGGTGTAAGACCAAACTCTAAATATGAGTTTATTATAGAAGGAGAGAGGTTGTATAGAGTACTATCTAGTTTTATTACAATTAAATATGAATATCAAGGAGACGAAGAAGAGTATAATCCAAGCTGGGCATAGAGCAGTTGAAGAGCTTATCAAAGTGGCTAAAGAAGCTATTGTTGATAGTGGTGATGATATTACTGCTGACAGACTTAAAAACGCCGCTGCAACGAAGAAACTCGCTATATTTGATGCATTCGAGATACTTAACAGAATACAAGAGGAAGAGGCGTTACTCGATGGAAAAGAACCTGAAGAGAAGAAAGAGCGTGTATTCAAAGGATTTGCTGAAGGAAGATCTAAATGAGTTACGAGCAGACACTATATAGTATAATTGAACCTATTAAGAAAACTACAATCAGTAGACTTAATAAAGGTAAAAAATGGGAGTACGGCTACAACAAAGAGCACGATGTCGTTGTTATTTCAAGAACTGGTCAAATAGGAGAGATATATGAGCTTCAAAACTTAAAAATAGCTTTACCAAAAGCGCCTAGCAATGTCCATGCTAATAAAGATAACAAATGGCGTAAGATACAATACCCTAAGCCTTTAGAAAAAATAAAGAATATATTTGATTGGAGATCATATCCAGAAGAGCAAAAAGAACAATGGTACGACTACATAGATGAAGAATTTAAAAGAAGAGATGAAGGTTTCTGGTTTCGCAATGCTGATGTTCCAACTTATATTACAGGAGCTCACTACATGTACCTCCAATGGTCGAAAATAGATGTTGGTGCTCCAGACTTTAGAGAAGCTAATAGGTTGTTTTTTATATTTTGGGAAGCTTGCAAGGCTGACAAAAGATGCTACGGCATGTGTTATCTTAAAAATAGGCGTTCTGGTTTTTCTTTTATGTCTTCAGCTGAAACCGTTAATTTAGCTACAATATCAAGTGACTCTAGATATGGAATACTATCCAAAAGTGGGGCTGATGCGAAAAAGATGTTTACTGACAAGGTTGTACCTATATCTATAAACTATCCTTTTTTCTTCAAACCTATTCAAGATGGTATGGATAGACCTAAGTCTGAGCTAGCGTATCGTGTACCTGCGAGTAAGTTTACCCGTAAGAAAATAGAGGTCAACGAGAAACTAGAGGAGATAAAAGGTCTTGACACAACGATTGATTGGAAGAATACAGGTGATAATAGTTATGATGGTGAAAAGCTGTCGCTGCTAGTTCACGATGAAAGCGGTAAGTGGGAAAGACCCGATAACATACTTAACAACTGGCGCGTTACTAAAACGTGTCTTAGACTAGGTAGTAGGATTATTGGCAAGTGCATGATGGGATCAACAAGTAACGCTCTTGATAAGGGTGGAGATAATTTTAAAAAGTTGTATCAAGACAGCGATGCAACAAAAAGAAATAGAAATGGTCAAACACGTTCTGGTTTATACTCTTTGTTTATCCCAATGGAATGGAACTATGAAGGATTCATTGATGAATTTGGAGCCCCTGTGTTTAATACTCCCGGACGAGACATTTGTGGACCCGACGGTGAACTAATAGACATAGGTATTATTGAGCACTGGGAAAATGAAGCTGATGGATTAAAAGGAGATCAAGATGGTTTAAATGAATTTTATCGTCAGTTTCCAAGAACAGAAGAACACGCTTTCAGAGATGAGGCGAAAAATAGTATATTTAATTTAGTTAAGATATACGAGCAGATAGATTACAACGAGGGTATTAGGAATAGCTCTGTAGTTAACACGGGTAATTTCCAATGGGTAAACGGAGTAAAAGACACAAAAGTAGTTTTTTATCCAGACCCAAAAGGTAGGTTCAACATTAGTTGGGTTCCACCTGTAGACCTTCAGAATAGAGTTATAATAAAGAACGGAGTTAAACACCCGGGTAATGAGCACGTTGGTGCATTTGGGTGTGATAGCTACGATATTAGTGGAACAGTAGACGGTAAAGGATCTAAAGGTGCTTTACATGGTTTAACAAAGTTTTCTATGGAAGACGCTCCACCAAATCATATGTTCTTAGAATACATTGCAAGACCACAAACCGCTGAAATATTTTTTGAAGACGTATTAATGGCTTTAGTGTTTTATGGTATGCCATTGCTCGCTGAGAACAATAAACCTAGATTGCTTTATTATTTAAAGCGTAGAGGATATAGAGGTTTTAGCATGAATAGACCAGACAAAACATGGAACAAGTTGTCTGTGGCAGAAAAAGAAGTTGGTGGTATACCAAACTCTAGTGAAGACATAAAGCAAGCTCACGCCGCGGCAATAGAGATGTACATACAAGACCATGTAGGCCACAAAGGTGACGGCGACTACGGCAACGTGTATTTCAACCAAACCCTTAACGAGTGGAGTAGGTTTGACATAAACAAGCGTACAAAGTTTGATGCCGCGATAAGTTCTGGTTTAGCTATAATGGCTTGTAATAGACATTTATATACACCTCATGCCGAAACAAAGAAACCAGCATTAAACCTTAACATATCAAGATATACTAACACTGGTAACACATCAAAAATAATAAAATAAAAATATGGCAGAGTCTGTTATAAAAAATTATTTCCCAAGTCAAGTCGTTAGCGACGCAGAAAAAATAAGTTACGACTACGGCTTAAAAGTAGCTAAAGCTATAGAGTCAGAATGGTTTAACGACAACAGCGGAACTGACAGATATGAAAGTTATCAAAATGATTTTCATAGGTTAAGATTATACGCTAGAGGAGAACAGTCAATAAAGAAGTACAAAGACGAGCTTTCTATAAACGGCGACTTATCATATTTAAACTTAGACTGGACGCCGGTGCCAATTATACCTAAGTTTGTAGACATTGTGGTTAACGGCATAGCAGAACGCGTATACGATATTAAAGCGTATTCTCAAGATCCTAATGGCGTTGCTAAACGAACAGAGTATATGGAAAGTATACTTGGCGACATGGCAGCTAAAGAAATGAATGACTTTGCGGCTGAAGAGTTTGGCATGAACTTGTATGAAAACGATCCTGAAACTTTACCACAGACACAAGAAGAGCTAGAGCTTCACATGCAGCTAACTTACAAACAGGCCGTAGAAATAGCTGAAGAGCAAGCTATAAAAGTTTTAATGGAAGGCAACAAGTACGATTTAATTAAAAAGCAATTTTTTTACGATCTAACTGTATTAGGTATTGGCGCGGTAAAAACTAGTTTTAACACGTCTGAAGGTGTGGTTATAGACTATGTTGACCCAGCTAACTTGGTTTACTCTTACACAGAGTCTCCTTACTTTGATGACATATATTATGTTGGTGAAGTTAAAACAATACCTATAAATGAATTAGCTAAACAATTTCCGCATTTAGAGGAATCTGATCTAGAAGAAATAAACGAAACAAACTCAGCTCCTCAGACTAATAAACATAGAGGTGGAGGTTATGAGAATCAAGACAACAACAAAGTTTCTGTACTGTATTTTAATTATAAAACGTACATGAACGAGGTGTATAAAGTTAAAGAAACAGGTAGTGGGGCTAATAAAGTTATAGAAAAAGACGATAGCTTTAACCCGCCTGAAGACGCTGAAAACTTCTCTAAATTACAAAGATCAATAGAGTGCTTGTACGAAGGCGCTATAGTTTTAGGGACAAACAAATTGCTTAAATGGGAGATGTCAAAGAACATGATGAGACCTAAAAGTGATTTTACTAAAGTTAAAATGAACTACAGTATCGTAGCGCCTAGAATGTACAAAGGTAAAATAGAGTCTTTAGTTAAGCGTATTACAGGTTTTGCAGATATGATTCAGCTTACACATTTAAAGCTGCAGCAAGTAATGTCTAAAATGGTTCCAGATGGTGTTTATCTTGACGCTGATGGTTTAGCTGAAATAGACTTAGGTAATGGAACCAACTACAGCCCACAAGAAGCTTTAAACATGTTCTTTCAGACAGGTAGTGTTATTGGAAGAAGCTTTACTTCAGAAGGTGACATGAATCCAGGTAAAGTACCTATTCAAGAAATAACGTCTGGATCAGGCGGCAACAAAATACAAGCGTTAATAGGTAATTACAACTATTACTTGCAGATGATACGTGATACGACCGGGCTTAACGAAGCTAGAGACGGTAGTACTCCTGACGAAAGAGCTTTGGTTGGCGTTCAAAAAATGGCGGCGGCTAACTCTAACACAGCCACTAGGCATATATTAAACTCTGGTTTATTTTTAACAACCGAAGTAGCTGAAGCTTTATCTCTAAGAATATCTGATATAATAGAGTATTCTCCAACTAGAGACGCTTTTATTCAAAGTATTGGCGTACACAATGTAGCTACGCTAGAAGAAATGAGCAACTTACACTTATATGACTTTGGTATATTTTTAGATTTAGCTCCAGACGAAGAAGAGCAGGCAAAGCTAGAAAATAACATACAACAAGCTTTAGCTCAACAGACTATAGACTTAGAAGATGTTATTGATTTAAGAGAAATAAAGAATATTAAGCTAGCTAATCAACTTCTTAAAATACGTAGAAAGAAGAAGATGCAGAAAGATCAGCAAATTCAACAACAAAACATTCAAGCACAGTCTCAAGCTAACATACAGCAGCAGCAGGCTTCTGCACAGATGGAAGTACAAAAGCAACAAGCTCTTAAACAAGCTGAAGCTCAACTAGCTCAAATGCAAGCGCAGTTAGATGCTCAAAAACTACAAGCAGAATCTGTTATTAAAGAGAGGCTTATGGCTCAAGAGTTTCAGTACAACATGCAGTTAAGGGCTATGGATAGCCAAGCGCTTGTTAATAGAGAGAAAGAAAAAGAAGATCGTAAAGACAATAGAACTAAGATTCAAGCTTCCCAACAGTCAGAGCTTATAGATCAAAGAAAGTCAGGTAAACCACCTAAAAACTTTGAATCATCAGGTAATGATACTATTGGAAGTGGATTTAATTTAGGTGGTTACGATCCTAGATAAATTACTAATTTATATTTTATATTATGGAAGAAAACGAAAACGTAGTCGAAGAGACTACACAAGAACAGGCTGTAGAGACAGTTGATGAAACTAAATTTGAAAGCGCTGGCGATGACAGCGTTTTTAAAGTAGACTTAAGCAAAGACCCAACAGAACCTAGTGATGAGCAAGATCAAGTTGAAAATGACGGAGTTGACGAGGCAAGAGTGGTTGGAAGCGATGAAAGTGCCGACACCGTTGAGAAACAAGAAGAAGTACAGGAGGAAAACGAAACACAAGAATCTCCAGTATTAGAAGAAATAACCGATGAAGAGCCGAACGAGGCTTTGAAAGAGTTGGTAGATGAAGTAGAAGAAGCTGTAGAAGAAGCTGAAGCTACTGGTCAGCCGCTACCAGAAAACATTCAGAAGTTAGTTGACTTTATGAACGATACTGGCGGTACGCTAGAAGACTACGTTAGCCTAAACAAAGATTACTCTGGTTTAGATAACTTAACTCTTTTAAGAGAATATTATAAACAGACTAAGCCTCACTTAAACGCGGAAGAAATAGACTTCATGATGGAAGATCAATTTTCTTTTGACGAAGAAATAGATGAGGATAGAGATGTTAGAAGAAAGAAATTAGCTTTGAAAGAGCAAGTTGCTCAAGCAAAGAACCACTTGGAAAGTGTAAAATCCAACTACTATGATGAAATTAAAAATGGCTCAAGGTTGACAACAGAGCAGCAAAAAGCTATTGATTTTTTCAACAGGTATAACAAGGAGTCGGAAGAGTCCAACAAAGTAGCTGAAAAGCGACTTAATACTTTTAAACAAAAGACTGATAATCTTTTTAACGACAAATTCAAAGGTTTTGAATACAACGTCGGTGATAAAAAGTACAGGTTTAATGTTAAAAATAAAGAGTCGGTTAAAGAAACACAGAGTGACATTAACAACTTCATCAAAAAGTTTTTGAACGAAGACAATACAATCTCTGACGCTAAAGGTTATCACAAATCTTTATACACGGCTATGAACCCAGATGCTATAGCACAGCATTTTTACGAGCAAGGCAAAGCTGACGCTCTAAAAGATAGTGTTGCTAAAGCTAAAAACGTTAGCATGAATCCTCGTCAAGAACACGGCGGAGAAGCTAATACTGGCGGATTAAAGTTTAAAGTTTTGGGCCAAAATTCTTCTGATTTTAAGTTTAAAATTAAAAACAGAAAATAATTTATTAACCCATTTAAAACTATAAAAAAATGGCAATATCAAGTGCAAACGGAATAGACGCAGCGCCTAGAAAACAGACGCTAAACTCTAATTACGTTGATTTTACAAGTTCAGCTACTGAAGGCTGGGCACAACAATACTTACCAGACTTAATGGAGCAAGAAGCTGAAGTCTATGGTAAAAGAACTATCGCAGGATTTTTAGCTCAAGTAGGTGCTGAAGAGCCTTCTGCTTCTGACCGAGTAGTTTGGTCTGAACAAGGTCGTCTACACTTAGCTTACACTGCTACTTACAATGACAACAACACAGACTATACTATCGTTAATGACGTAGATGGAAATACAGTTGGTGCAAACCACGGTATTAGAGTAGGTGATATGGTTATCATGTCTGTAGCTGGCGCTACTGCTAAAGGTTATGTTTCTGCAATCGATCCAGATGATGACAATGATGATCAAATTAGAGTTATCGCTTATGGAGCTGCAAACATGGCTACAGCTTTAGGGTCTACTGCTACTACAGCAGGAGCTGTAAGAATCTTAGTTATTGGTTCTGAATTTGAAAAAGGAACTGACGGAAGATCAGCTGCTAACGCGCCAAAATTCAAGTCTCACTCAAACAAGCACATCATTATGAAGGACTTCTACGAAGTATCTGGATCTGATGCTGCTCAAGTTGGTTGGGTTGAAATTTCTGGTGAAGAAGGTCAAAGTGGTTACTTATGGTATTTAAAAGCCGCAGGTGATACTAGAGCTCGTTTCTCTGATTATTTAGAGATGACTATGCTAGAAGCAGAAAAAGCTGTTGATGGCGCTGGAGCAATTGGTGGTACTGATCAAAGTACTTCTGATGGTACTGAAGGTTTATTCGCTGCTATCGAAACAAGAGGTCACCAATCATCTGGTGTTACTGGTGTTAATGCTGCTACTGATTTAGCTGAGTTTGATCAAATTTTAGCTACATTCGACCAAAACGGTGCTATTGAAGAAAATATGTTATTTGTAGACAGAGGAACTTCTCTTGCTATAGATGATATGTTAGCTTCTATGAACTCTTATGGTGCTGGTGGTACTTCTTACGGTGTTTTTGACAACCAAGAAGATATGGCGTTAAATTTAGGTTTCTCTGGGTTCCGTAGAGGTTCTTACGACTTTTATAAGTCTGACTTCCGCTACTTGAACGACAAAGGAACTCGTGGAGCTCTTAATGATACTGTAAGCAACATTCGTGGAGTTGTAATTCCAGCAGGCGTATCTTCAGTATATGACGAGCAATTAGGAAAGAACCTTAAGCGTCCTTTCTTACACGTGCGTTACCGTCAGTCTGAAACTGAATCTAGAAAATACAAAACTTGGGTAACAGGTTCTGTAGGAGCTATGACTTCAGGAAAAGACGTTATGGAAGTACACTACTTATCTGAAAGATGTTTAGTAGTACAAGGTGCTAACAACTTCATGTTGTTAAACTAATCACACTATTATTAAGGTCGGGAGCTTCGGCTCTCGATCTTTTTTTTTAATTATTATTATATTATATCATGGCAAAAAAACAAACAAAAAAAGCTGAAGTAGAACAGCCAGAAATAAAAGCTACAAATGAAATGCAAGAGGTTGTTATTAAAGAACCTGTTGTTGATAAAGAAAACAATAAAAAGAGTTGGGAGATAAAAGATAGAATGTACTATCTTAGAAATAACAAAACTCCACTAACTTATTTAATAAGAGGTAGTAATATTTTTTATTTTGATGAAGAGTTAGGCTACGAGCGTGAGTTAAAGTACACTTCCAATCAAAGAACTTGTTTTGTAGATGAAATGAAAGGAGAGCAACGACTTGAACACATTGTATTTCAGAACGGTCAGTTGTTTGTTCCTAAAACAAAAACGGTATTACAAAAGCTTTTGAGCTTATACCACCCGCACAACGGAAAACTGTTTGAAGAACATAAACCAGTTGAAGTTGCTGCTCAGGAAATTGACATTTTAGAATTAGAAGTAGAAGCTTTAGTAGCTGCAAGATCTTTAGACATAGATATTGCTGAAGCGGTAATGCGTGTAGAATTAGGATCTAAGGTAACAGAGATGAGTTCTAAAGAGCTTAAAAGAGATTTACTGTTATACGCTAAAAGAAGTCCTTCTTTATTCTTAGAACTTGTTAATGACGACAATGTTATGTTAAGAAACTTTGGTATTAAAGCGACAGAGCTAGGAATATTAAAACTTTCTAACAATCAGCGTGATTTTCTTTGGGGATCTAACGATAGAAAACTAATGACGGTTCCGTTTGATGAACACCCATATTCTGCTTTAGCCGCGTGGTTTAAAACAGATGAAGGTATGGAGATATACTCCAACATAGAAAAGCGATTAAACGCGTAATCATCTTATGGTAGAGCAGCCACTCTCCGGGGTGGTTGCTTAACTATAAAAATAAAACATAATGGCGCAATTTGCAAACGTAGACACGGTATATCAAACAGTGTTAGCATTAGCTAACAAAGAACAAAGAGGTTATATCACGCCTCAAGAGTTTAATTTATTCGCCAGACAGGCTCAGATGGAAATATTTGAGCAATACTTTTATGATCTAAATCAAGCTAAAAGATCGATTCCAAGTTCTTTATCTGAGTTTACTCCTGATGCTATAGAAATCATAGAAGAAAAGTTGTCTAGATTTATTTACCACGCACCTCTATCGCCTCAAGGCAGCGGTTATGCTTTGCCAAACGATTGTTATAAGGCTTCTTCAGTAGACATTACTACATCTAACAGTTTCGTGCACGTAGAAAGAATAACTAGAGATGAAGCTATTAAAATAAGCTCTAGCGGTTATTTAACTAAACCTACGAGCTCGAGGCCTTATTATTATCAACTTCAAAACACAATATTTATAAATCCTAACCCGTTAACAAATCTAGATAACTTTTCTTCTACAACGTTAGGTTCGTATGGCGGTGAGGCTGCCACTGTAAAGTTTTCTTATTACAAGAAGCCTCAAGATCCTAACTGGACGTATATGGTTGTTAACGATAAAGCTATATACAACTCAAACAACTCAACAAAGCATTTTGGACTAGACAAATCAGAAGAAAGAGACTTAGTTTTAAAAGTACTTCAGATGGCTGGTGTTTCTATAAAAGACTTTAGCTTAGTTCAGGTTGCTGGGCAAGCTGATCAAAATACAGTTTTACAACAAAAAAGATAAATAAATGGGCTACATAAACAACACAGATTTTGACTATTACGAAGCTGGTGACCTAGGTGGTTATCAGTTTGTTTCTTTAGACGACATTATAAGCCAATTTATGATAGTGTACGTTGGTGATGAAAAAATAATAAACAACGTTAGTAGAACCGACGTTCAGTTTCACGCGTATAGAGCTTTAGCCGAACTTTCTTTTGACACGCTTAGGTCAGTTAAAGCGCAGCAAATAGACGTGCCGCCTAGCTTGACAATGATGCTGCCAAAAGACTATGTCAACTATACTCAAATCAGCTGGGTTGATTCTGCTGGTATTAAACATCCTCTATACCCTACTAATGATACTTCTAATCCGTTTCAAATTACTCAAGATGATGATGGAAGCTACGACTATAATATTGATACTTCAAGTCAGTTTAAGTTAAACAAACAAAACGGTTGGACCAGAAATGCTAAAGGTTTAACAGGAATTGTAGTAGGTGATAATTTGCTTTCGCCTAAAGAAGATTTTAACACTATTATTCAACGACCACACAACTTCAACAAAGTAACTCAAGTAGCTTCTTTTGTCACTCATTGTTATAAAGCAATAGACGTGACAGACTTTGAAGTTTTTACTTTTCAAGCAAATGTTAGCACTGTAGCCGCGTCTACACAAACTATTGACACAGCAGTACAATACACTCATGGTATTAGTGGTAGTACTGTAAACGGTGCAACAGGAACTTTTAACACACCACCAACAACTGTTAGAGTAGGTTTAAGTTCGCAGCCGCCTTCAGGATTTGTTACTACCACTAAAATGGGAGGTCAGCCTATTACCCCCAACTTACTACCAGATTATTTTGACATAGGTTATTTAGAGTGGTCAGCTGGAGTAGAAAATGGCGTAAAAATTTCAGACGCTATAGACGTATCTAGTATTCAAGGTGAAGTTTACCTTACTATTATAAGTATAGCTTTGTGGGAAGAAAACGATGCTGAAGATGCAAAAGCTGTTAGTACAGTGTTAGGAGTTGAGTCTACAGTTTCTTCTATAACTCTAAATTCAGCTTTGCCTATAGGAAAATTATCTACGCCAAACGAGTTTGAGTCTTCTACTTGGACTAACTACAAAGCTAACACACCTCACGAAAATCAAACTGAAGACTACGAAGATGATACTTACTGGCCTCAGCAAGGTGAAAGATATGGTCTTGAACCAACAAGAGCTCAAATAAATGGTTCTTATTATATTGACCAAAGGTTAGGAAAAATTAATTTTAGCTCTAACATTGCTGGAAAAACTGTGATATTAGACTATATAAGCGATAGTCTTGGCACTGATGGTGAAATGCAAGTTCATAAGTTTGCTGAAGATGCTATGTACAAGTGGATAACTTATGGAGTGTTAGCTAGCAAGCTTAACGTTCCAGAGTACATAGTTCAACGAGCTAAAAAAGAGAAGTTTGCTTCAACAAGACAAGCTAAATTAAGGCTTTCAAATTTAAAGCCTAAAGAGCTGATTCAAATACTTAGAGGAAAGTCTAAGCAAATAAAACACTAGTACATGGCTGAGATTAAAAACACATTTCTAAAAGGTAAAATGAATAAAGACCTTGACGAAAGATTAGTGTCTAAAGGTGAGTATAGAGACGCTATGAACGTTGAAGTTTCTACTTCTGAAGGAGCTAACGTAGGTACAGTTCAGAGTATTTTAGGTAATACTATTGTTGGAGGAAATTTAACAAGCGATGACTTTACCTGTGTAGGCTCTATTTCTGATGAGAAAAACAACAGGTTCTACTGGCTAGCTTCTTCTAAAGACGTTGATGTAATACTAGAGTGGAACGACTCAGAACAGACTTCTTCTTTAGTTTTTGTTGATCCTAACAAAAAAAATAGCAATTCAGCTTTAAACTTTCCAAACACGCATGTCACTGGAATAAATATAATCGACGACTTTTTGCTTTGGACAGACGGCATAGGTGAGCCTAAAAAAATAAACGTTAGAAAAAGCAAGTTAGGTACTAATCAATCTCAATCTCCTATAGCAGAACACACAAAGCTAGTTGTAAACGGTGTTGCTACAGAAGAGCTTGTTACAGAGAAATATATTACGGTAATAAAAGACAGCCCTAAGTCTCCACCTTCTGTAAAGGTAAACTCTAATAAAGACAGATCAGAAAGAGGTATATTCGAAAAAGTTCTACCTAGATTTTGTTATAGATACAAATACGCTGACGGCGAATACTCTTCTTTTGGACCTTTTACAAGTGTAGTATTTAGCGCTAATCACAAAGAAGACGCTAACGGTAAGAGCTATTATTCAACAAAAGAAAGCAGAAACTTATCTATGGCTAACTCTATAGACTCTGTAGAACTAATGGACTTCGTGCCTTTTAACATACCTAAAGACGTTGTTCAAGTTGACTTACTTTACAAAAGCGAAAATTCAAACGTAGTTTATTCTGTTGCTAACATAAAAACTAAGGACAAAGAGTTTACAGCAGAAGGGTCATATCAAGGCGTAGATGAGATATATAGAGGTAACATACAAGAAAAAAACAAAGGTAGATACTTAATAACTACAGAAAACATATATGCCGCTTTACCAGAGAATCAATCACTAAGACCTTGGGACAATGTGCCTAAATCTGCTAAAGCTCAAGAAATAACTGGTAACAGAGTTGTGTACGCAAACTACAAGCAAGGCTATGACGTTGATGGCGGTTTCGACTTAAGCGCTAACTACGAAAAGAGAAACACTAGAGAGACTAGCTTTTTAGAAGGAGGAGTTGAAACTATAAAGTCATTGAGAGACTATCAATTAGGCGTGGTGTATGGAGATGATAGAGGTAGAGAAACGCCGGTGTTTTCGTCAAGCAACAGCTCTGTTAAGATACCTTGGTTAAACGAAAGATATAAGACCCCCAACTATTATATGCCTTTGTCTTTGACAGGCGCTTTAAAAACATCAGCTCCAGATTGGGCTTCGTATTTTAAGTTCTATGTAAAAGAAACTTCTGGCGAATACTACAACTTGATAATGGACAAGCTGTATATACCTTCTTTGAGTTCTGAGTTTAAAAACAAAGAAGATCATGTTTGGCTATCTTTTCCATCTTCAGAAGTAAACAAAATAACAAAAGAAGATTACTTGGTATTAAAAAGAGTAGACTCGTCTATTATAGTCCCCGTAGAGCAAAAAAGCAGGTACAAGGTGATAGATATATCTGCAGAGCCACCAGAGTCAATAGCTAACATTTATCTTCCTTTGGGTGAAGCCGAAAATACTAATGGAACAGCTTTAACACCTCAAGTAGACGACGCTGGAGTAGCAATACCAGACTCTGGTTTATTTCAAGACGCAGCATACAGGATAGATAAAGAAGTTGATGTTATTCAAATCGACAAAAGCACTTGGTTCTCTCTTGGCTACCCTATTATACGAGGTATGGGTTCTAATGAAAGCACTACTTCTGGTGTTACTAATAAAGAAGATGTAGACAATTTATACGTATCTTGGAAGCGTGAAGAGCCCGGAGGCTTTGAAACTCATTCTAAAAGATATAGAGTTGCTTCCGTTGAAATTGGACAAGCTTTTAGGTTAAAGTTGGCTGAAAAAATATCTTACGACGACGCTATATTAGCTAGTAACCCTGATGATGTAGATAATGGCGATGATGGTATTATAGATGGAGCTACATTAAACCCTAATTTAGTTTTTAGTATATTTAGAAAAGAAAAACTAGATGGTGAAGAGTTTGCTGGAAAGTTTTTCGTTAAAATAGCTTCTGACAACGTAATAAAAGAAAAAATATTAAGCTTAAATGCTTCTTTGTCTAAAAGCAAGTTTATATCTGCTTCTAGCGGTTTTGGTTGGTGGTACGACGATGCTAGCGGCACATTTGAAACTGAGACTTTGTTAAACTCTCCTACTATAGCTACAGAGCCATCATACGTTCCTAGTGATTTAAACGCTGTTGACGGTATAACGAACACGTCTGCAGAATGGGAGGCATTTCTTACGGCTGGGTACGGAAAAAGGTTTTTTATAGACAACATGCACATGGCCGCCGCTAATGTTTCTTCTAATAGTTACGCTAAAGAAGCTGGTCAAGGGATAACAGCTAACGATGTCATTTACAGCAAGCCAGAGTGGAACAGCGACTTCAATCCTGACGACGACGCTTACCCTTGGAACTTAGATCAAAACACTACTTGGGCATTTTCTAAAATAGGTAATCCTCAGTGGGTTAGTAGAATAAGAAATTTTATCCCTGGAATAATAACAACAAGTTCAGACTACATAAGCGGTCACTATGTCTGGAAAGACGATATATACGATTCTACATCTACAAACAAAACTTACGGCGAAGAAGCTGGAGGTCACTTTATGCATCTTTCGTTTTTTGCTCCTGGAAAAAACCTGCACGATGGCAACTTTGACGGATCAAGCAATTTAGATAATGTAGATGTTGCTGGTGAAAACAGCTTGGCTGGATTATTAAAAGGCATATGGGGAGGCGGCGCGTTCACAGATGAGTTTGGCGGCTCTCTTGGTAACGATATTGATAATAATCCTGTTAAGTTTATAGAGCTTGAAAACAATTATATTGGTGATGATCCTGCTGGTGACGCACCTGGACCTGGCGTTGGCAAAGGCTACGACTTAAAGTATAGAGAGTATCACGAAAGACAGTGGGACCCAACTTATTCTACTGGTCGATGGTCGTTTGGTAGCGCTAGCGAAGTAGATAGAGCACTAGAAGAGTTTATAGCAAACTTAGTTGTAGGTAAAAAGTTTAAGTTTAAAAATGACGACTCACCTTTTGAAGACTCGTTGTACACTATACTAGACGTTTCTGTAAAGCACGTTTATAACCACACTCCGTGGAAAGCTAAGTGGTCTTACAGCGCTGAGGGAGTTCCAGTAAGAGGCGGAGATAGCGTTGAAGAAGCTGCTGTAGCTTGGGCTAAAGCTAAACTAACAAACACAGTTGATGGTGAAGACACAGCTCTTATTAATAAAATAAAAGAGTTTGGTCAAGCTAGTAATAGAAGAACAGTGTACGTTTTAAGGCTAGACAAAAACCCAGCTAACGCTGGACTAAACAGCCCTATTGTTGGAGGTTCGCATCCCAATGCAGATCTTAACACTCTTGCTAAAATACAGTTTATAGACGAAAAAGCTCACGCTGCTTCTACGTTTACAAGAGACGCTTCCGCTATTTTTGAGACAGAGCCTAAAGACTCTTTGGATTTAAACATATTTTACGAGGCTAGTCAAGCGATACCTACGTATTTAACGTTAGATAACGCTAGTCAATTTGCGCCTGTTGGTTGTAGAGTAGAGTTTTTAGATTTACCTCAAGCAAGAAGAGGCCAAGGCATACTAACAGACGTAATACACTTAACAAGATGGTTTGAGTATGCTGACGGTAGCTTAGTGTTTGAAGTGCAAACAGAAAACGGAGTAGGAACAAACGCTAGAGGTTTTAATAAGTTTAACAAAAACGATGTAGCAATAAACTATGCTGACGCTAGAGTTAGATTTTATAGACCTGATGGAAGTTTTACTACGTGTAGACTAGGCCCTCCAGTAACAGACACAACTGCTGGCGAAATAACAACTAATCAAGGCGTAACTTTAAAAAGACAATTTATAGCTAATAGAGTAGTAGACGTTAGCGAAGAGACTGGATTAAGCTGGTCGAACTGCTTTACGTTTGGCGATGGTGTAGAGTCTAATAGAATTGAAGATGACTTTAATGCAAGCTTTATTAAAAATGGAGCTAAGGCCTCTACTACTTTAGACGAGCCTTATTCAGAAGAGCATCGTAAGTATGGCTTAATATATTCAGGCTTATACAATGCTAGTTCAGGTTTAAACAACTTGAATCAATTTATACAAGCTGAGAAAATAACAAAAGACCTAAACCCTACATACGGTAGCATACAAAAGCTTTTTTCAAGAACATCAGATTTAATAGCTTTTTGTGAAGATAGAGTTGTAAAGATACTAGCTAACAAAGACGCCGTGTTTAACGCTGACGGTAATCCTCAGCTTGTAGCTACAACAAACGTGCTAGGACAAGCAACACCTTTTGTTGGAGACTATGGTATATCTAAAAACCCAGAGTCTTTTTCTTCAGAGTCATACAGAGCTTACTTTACAGACAAGCAGAGAGGCGCTGTGCTTCGATTGTCTATGGACGGTTTAACTCCAATATCAGACGCTGGCATGCATGACTACTTTAGAGATGAGCTTCCAAAAGCCGGTGTAGTATTAGGTACTTACGACGAGTACAAGAGGCAATACAACGTAACTTTTAAAGAGTTTGTTTACAACAATATATTAAAAAACTCATATCTATCTGAAGGCGCAGAGCTTAACACAGCTCAGTTCACTAGTCAAGTTTTACTAAACCCTAACTTAGATACTGGTGCTAACTTTGTACCAACTGATATTAATCAAATATATTTAGATGGTGGTGCTAATGTGCCGGTGTTAAATCCTAATCTTGAAGCTGGTGTAAAAATAACATATTTTCCAGGAATTGACGTTGGAGGTATAACTGCTTTTTCAGAACAATTAGTTGTAACACAACCGCAAATAGAAGTCGACGACACTGTACCCAACTATGGGCCTATATTAGTTAACGCTAACGCAGACGGTAACAATGTAATAACAGGCTACGCAGATGTAACTACTCAAGAACAACAAGACGCTGAATTTCCAGACTACAGTGGTACTGGGTATATGCTTAGAACTGAGTATGCCGAATTTGACAACGTTATAGGAAGTGATACTGGATTTACATCAAGTGCTGGTAGCACAGAAAACTTTTTAGCTGGATTTAGCGGCTCTAGTGTAACAAGTGAAATGGCTACACCTAGCAGTCAAAGTCTTGGATCTGCGCCAAATTCAGCCGTTGTCTTAGGGCCTGGCGATGCTTTTACTTTTCCAGGTCAACCTCAAGATGGATCTTGGAGTACTCAAACATTAAGCGACAATGTTAGCGCTGCGTATCCACAAGCTACAGACTTTACTGTTTTTCATGGAGAAGAAATATGGATTAGAATAAACTATCAAGTTAGATGGATG